GTTGATCGTGGCTGATCGAGGTGTTTTGTGGGTTAGAAAAGGAACGGGGGGTCGGTGGTGTCCTCTTGCTCACAAAAAACCGCCCACCCTTGCTTAAATTGCACCTTGTGCAGCTTGCAACTAGGTTGTCATCGCTATCTAATCCACCAAGCCGTCTAGGTATTACATGATCCACAGTTGTAGCCTCTTGATTGCAGTATTGACAGATGAACCCATCACGCCTTAATACTCTAGACCTAATAGATCTCCAATGCCTTGTTGATCCTGTTGATCTTAATGCACTCTTACTCAATACCATCCCTTAATCTTATGATGAGCCAAAGCATTACAAGGATTAGAGTATCGCTTCTTTATGTATTTCAATTGCCAATCAATCTGTTTGTATCCATCAACTGATGCAAGCCATTTAGATCTACCTTGTGGAATACCGAAGTGCGAACCATTCCGAGCCTTAGGATCCCACCGGCTCTCCTTAAAATTCAATTCATCTAAACAATAGAATTGATCTAGGTTGTTAAGCTGTATGAAAGCCCATTGTCTGTAATGATTAGTTCTATCTAATGAAGCAACGGAATCATCTTTTAAAAGGCCTATGTTCAAGACTATGAACAGAGATATCACCAAACCAAACCTTGCGATCTTTCTGCTTCGCAGATCGCCCTTTCGCTCTGAAAGCGAATTTGCGTTTAAGGGTATCATACGCTTCCAAATCCATCAGCATAATCGCAGGTCAGACGGCAAGTCATGATCTTGTATCCCATCAACTCAATCCAAGTTTCATCGTATCCGGCAACACTCATATCGACATCCATCCGATGTATTGTGCATCTGGATTATTTAACAACCATTGCTCACGCAGCTTGTTTTGATAAGCCCAATTGATCTGATGCGTCATTTCGTCATGATTAGCGCACATGTATGGCACTCCTGATCTACGAACATCCAAGATCCGCATTTAGTGCATCTAATTACAGGCTCTTGAGTGTCAGTTGCTTCTGCTAGATTCTTTGTTCCAATGCAATTGCATCTAAGGCATTGATAAACCCTAAATCCATGAGCTGTGGAATAACCCTCAAGCCATATGAATTCGGTGTTGCCTGAGCAGCCATTGCATTTGAATTTAACCAAGTTTGCCAGCCCATCCAGTTCCCTTAAAGATAGTTGGCACAGCTGTATAGATACGCCTTAAAGGTGCGTTGCATGCTTGACAATGAGGGATTTTATGATCCATTGGTAAATCCAATACAATCATCGACCCCTCACCATCACAGAAGTATTCGTAATTAGGCATTTAAGTCCTTATGCACCGGATAAGGAATTCTGTTGATTGTGTGGCACACATAGCATCGAAGCAGATCGCCCTCGTGAAGTAATCTGTCATCATTGCAAGTGTCGCATTTGATTGTTGATGGCTCTACGATAACTCCATCATCCGTAAAGGTTGCAGTTAGACCAGAGCCGTCAATTATCTGTAATTCACCCATTTATTCACCTCCTTCAAAATACCATTTTCCATTAGCTGTAAGTTTTGCCCATTTAGGTTCACATGCTTTTGTTTTGCAAACATACCCATAATAAGGCTTACCTCCTTTTGAGATTCCTTCTTTCAAGATATGACCATGCTGACATGCAGGTGGCTCATTAGGTATTGATGCACCAATCTCAGCAACTACATCACCAACAGACCATGCAACCGGATCTTTAGGTTTATCAGCTTCAAAACTATCTCTAAGGATTGTTTCAATTTGTGCTGACTTTGATCCTGCCTTGCCATACATGTTTTGGCGACTTTCTAATTTCTCCTTAAAGGATTGATCTGCCTTGACAGTTTCCATGCTGTCTTTTGTAGCAGTTTTGTTTGAGCCTTTAAGAATTATTATTGCCCTTCCCAAACTACTGCTGGCAGTATCCTCGACATACCATTTTTTCATATTCGCCATATAGGTTTCTCTAGATCCAAATGCAATGTTGCTAACTGCCGGTGCTGGATCTGCTGCATCTCGCCACAAAGTTGCTTGCACCAAGATATAACCCTTTTCAGGATCATGGCTAATAACTGATATATCAGATCGACCCATTGGATAATTGGCAATAAACCATTTGTTCAAAGTAGCCACATCCTCATAATCCTCAAGATTAAATGCCATCAGCTACTCCAAACTCTTGGTCGTAATGGTCGTGCAATTCTTTGTAGATGACTGCATAACCAATGATGTCTTTAACACTATCTTGGTGATTTGCAGTTTCGGCAAGTCTGCTGACCTTAACAAGCAGTTGCATGATGCTGACCTGCATTGGCGATATGTAATCTCCATAGTAAGCAGACCACAACTCTGAGATTCGTTCGTGATTGCTTTGACTGCTTCCGTAAACCGATCCTCTAGCTGAGAGAATTGTTGCGATCTCATCCAAAAACTCAGTTCTGCTTGTCATAGTCAAAAACCTCATCTGACTTACGCTTTGTTTCAGCCATTCTGCGATACATGTCCCAGCCGTCTTTGCGACCTTTCCAGTAGCCTGACTGAAATGCAGTTTCTTTGATTTCGTGGATTATCCATATTGCAATTGTTAAAGCCACAATTGACCACATAATCACATATCCAAGATCTTTTAATTCGTTATAGATATTCATTTTGTTGCCCACTCCCTTATTGCTTTAGGCATCGCAACCGGATTTCGGTCATCGATTACTGTATATCTTGCTCCTGACGGATGGATTGATGGTGCAGTTGCAACATAACCTTTCCACTTAATATCAATTCCATCAACTAACTTACCCTTAAAAACATCAGATTTGTCAGCTGTGTAATAAAGGTGCAAACCATCACCAGTTTGAACTGTGTATGTTGGCTCAAACTCTGATAGCAATTCACCGCCATTGCGATAATCAATATCAAATACAACCAAGCCTGACTGATAACAGGCTATTCCAATGTTGATATTTTCATCATAATCAAACCAAAAGTTAATAAGTTTCTGGTCGGTTGTAGCTGATAAGTAAGCCCTTTGAGCCAAGTCAAAGTGCGGATCTTTCTTGCGTGGCAACAATGGCAAGACTGCCCATCCTCGCTCTGCATAATCTAAGGCAAAGCCTCGATTACTTGTATCTAATAACATGTCGCTCCCTACATATCCACAGTATCTCTGTGAATACATAAAGTTTGACCTAAATCAAGTCTTTTATCTACCTGACCTACGGCGTGTTTTATAACGATTAGATAAAGCCAAGATCCTCAAATTCATCGATATGAGTATCAATCGTGCGTTCGATATAGTCTGTTTCACGACCCATAAGAACGCTTATTGTAGCTGAATGACCCATCATGATTGACCGGCACAACTTCTACGCTCATGCCTTTCTTGCCAAAACTCAGCACAACAAATCCCATATTCCAGTCGGCTGACGCATATTTTAGGTAAGAGGCTTTATTCTTCATGTCCATAAGATGACCGGCTTCTATACCCCAAATCGTTGAATAACGCCCGTTTAAGCCAGTTTGGTGTCGAGTAGCACCCTGCCTATGGGTATGCCCACAAACCACGCTATTTCCCCATTTTTTAGCCAGATTTAGGGCAGTTATACCTGCATGCTTAGACATAACGCCTTCATCGCCATGAGCCAAATACCAGCCCTTTTCAAATTCATAAGCTCTTTTATGGAAACGAATGCCGAGATCTGAATAGTTCATAAATTTTTCATAAACCAGTTCGGGCAATCCAAGTAATGATGGAGCACCTTTCAGCAAGGTCGTAAATAATCGATCTGTATGGTTGGATCTAATTATATCTGTTGTGCCTAAATCGTAAAGAATGTTTTGAGCAATAGTTCTTTCTTCATCAAGTGTTTCGGCAAACTCTAATTTTGTATGTTTTACCCAACGGCTCTGAGAAGTCATATCTAGTTCATCACCAACATTTAATACATAATCAAATTTTTCATGCTTGCTCATGCGAATGAGGTTTTTTACAGCTTGTGGGTGATGAAGTGGAATTTGCAAATCTGGCGTTATGAGATACCTGCGATTGGCTTTAATCGTCATCCTCATCGTCAGTTGGATCTATGGAAGGAATGATTCCGCCATCGCCTACGATCCAATCAGGAAAAGTCTTATGCTCGGTCATCAACCAGAATGCGTGCTCTGGAGTAAATCCTGCTTTACGAGCTGCTTTGTAGCATTCGTGTAGTGCGGTGTAATGCTGATCTATCTTTGTTAATGGTTCAGGAGATTGGCGAACGACACGACGATTGATCTTTTTGCGTTTGATAGGTTTTCGAGTGTTCGCCATAAATAAAATTATCGCTTAGACATTAAAACAAACAGATCATCGACACGCTGTTCTAATCGTGTAATTTGATCTTTGATCGAACTTCCAGAATTGGGCTTCAATTCTTGTAAGTAGGATTTAATAACCCAGCGCAGACCCAGCAACAAACTTGTTGATATGGCGGATACGCCAACGGCGATACCAACCCATTCGTTGGCTGTCATTTCGCATTAATTCCATAATCAGATTCTTTACCGGACTTTGGATCTAATGCTTTTGCGATAGGTGCAACTAACGCACCAGCAAGGATTGCAAACTCTGGTCGAATATCAGCAACGATTGCCAAAAGGACAGTTATTCCAGAAGCAGCCACAGCTCTCAAATATGACTTAATTGCAGCCTTGTGTTTGTTTGATAGTTTCATGCGTTGCCTCCTAGTAGTGGGATGTTGAAAAATTCGCCTGATTGATTTGGATGGAATGAAATATGCACATGAGCTGTGTGCGGTGATGCGCCCTTATATTTCCGCCAACGCCAATTTAATAGTTTGCTGGCAATATGATGATTATGAATTACATATTTGATTCGCTTATCTGTTTTGCCAGCAATGCGGATTTGATCAGCAAGATATGCGGATATTCCTTCAGCTGCGCCAAGATCTGCTGTGATGTCGATAGCACACACTTCACCCGAAGGAAGCGGGTTGTGATCCGAAATCTTTGATCGCATTTGATGTTGTGCCGAGGCTATCCATCCATCACTTTTACGGCTGCGATCCGGGAATAAATCATCAATCTGTTCCCGGAGTTGAACGGCAGCTTTAGATAAAAATGGTTTCATTACGCAAGGAGCAGTTTTGCTTCATCCTCGGTAATGCCTAAACGCTCAAGTAATTCAGCCTTAGCGGTTGCTTTTGCTTCTGCTTCTGCCAATTGTGCTTCTCGCTCTGCTGCATCTAGTTCGTATTGAGCCAATTCCTCGGCAGTTGCATCTCTTTCAATGATTTCGCCAGTTTCAACATTGTGTTCAGTTATTTTCATTATTTAACTCCATATAATGCATAAGTTCCTGCGGTGAATGTTCCTGATGCTATAAATACTTTAATGCTGGTAATTGCTGGTGATTCTCTCAAACAACCATAAGCAAAAGCGTTTGCATCTTGATTGCTTGTGTTATAAACAGAAGCCTGACCATCAAACATTTTGTATCCCTCTGTGTTTGCATAATCGTAAGCATTGACTACTAAAGTGCCATAACCAATACCGGCTTTAATGTCAAAATAATATGGATCAAATGCGTTTGTTGTAGCTGTGCCAATTGCACCACCCGGATAATAAACAGAGATGTTTTGGTATCCACCTGTTGCACCATTAAATCTTACTCTAACAGTTTGGTTTGAACTTGTTGTTAAATTTCTTACAACCAACTGAAGATTCTTATAAGATCCTGAAATGCTAGTTAGATTTAATTCTGTGCTTGATGGTAATGATCCAGAAGCAAGTTCAGTAAATCCACCCGCTGAAATACTTTGCCATGCAGGAACGCCACCAGATACTGTTAAAACTTGACCAGTTGATCCAATTCCAAGTCTAGTTTTTACATTTGCCGATGATGATCGATAAGCAATATCACCAAGTGTTGTTTCTGGATTTAATGCTTTGGTAGTTGTATCAACAGATGAACCAAGCGTGCGAATTGCTGATGCACCATCTTTAACCAACGCAGTATCGTCAGGCGTTGTCCAGCCATAGTTTGTAGTAGTTGCCATTTTTCTCCTATTATCAGGCTACGATTGTAGCGTATTCCCATGTTAAAGTTGGGCTTAAAGTGTTCCATGCCTCGCCTATTGGCACAGCATTCCAACGCATTGAAACTTGGCTAAAGCTGACCGGTGATAGATTGATCGTCAGGAACAATTCATTAAATCGAGTGCTCCATTTCCAGCCCTCAACATATCCTTGAAATTGACCATTATTGATTTGAAGTGGTAATTCGGAAATGTTCAAAGGCATACCCATAAATATGCTTAATAGGTTATCTCGATCTGAGTTGTCTATCTCTGGATTGGTAATTGGGAAAGTGATGCTATCAAATAAAGGCTGAGGAAAGGCTCGAAGGCTAATGTATCGATCAGCAACCTCTTGAGCACCGGCAGCATCATGAATCAATGAATTTATACTCTCGGCTTTATATCCATAAAGGGCGATGGAAGCCGCTGACGTGGCAGTTTTTTGTGAGCCATAATTATTGCCATAATTAATGTAAATATCATTTCTAACATCAGCTGCTTTTTTCGTAGTTCTTAATCCAGATCCAATTGCATGATGACCAGTTAGATCTACATATCCATTGGCGGTCAAATAGGTCTGTCTATGGTCTTGATCGGCATATCCAATATTTCCAGAATTGTCCTCGTAAATGTATCCAAATGCGCTGTTAGCAATATTTGAAACAATGTTGTAAATGGTATCAGTTGTGCTTGGTTGATGTTGCATTGTGTAAAGTCCTGGGCGATCAATTTCGCCAAGTCCTAAATTGACAGCATTTGCCCAAGTTTCTGTTGGGTCATAAGTTGCCCAAGTGGAAGCTGCTGGCACAGAATTCCAAGCCCCAAGCAATACGCTAGAAAGTATTTGATAGATTTGTTCGCCATCTTCATCTTGAGGAATATTTCCATCCCAAATTTCTTTTGCTAATTTAACTAAAGATCCCATTGCAAGAATGGTGTATTGAATAACAGCTGCAACTGATCCAGTTCGCCCAACCTCAACAGTAATATCGGTTATATCTCCACCAAATAGATTTACATAAGTTCCTGCGCTGTTTTTAACTTGCAAACTCAAACTATCATTAATATCAAAATCAATTGTTTGTCCAGCCAAAGCCACAATTGTGCATTGCAAATAAGATGGGTTTGGTTGCGTATAAATATCATCCCGACCTGCTTGATGAATAATGTCGCTAATGGTTAAATCTGTGTAATCAACACCTGCAACAGTAAGTTTCCAATCTGGTGTCCAGACTGTCATTAGTTGCCTTTGATGCCGTTATTAAACAGCTGTGGAACTGATCTTGATGCGCTGTCATTTAACACCTTTGCAACGGCTCTTGCAGCACCTTCACTATCGATTGACTGGACTGCAATGTTGTAAGTGTTGCCACCTGCTTGACCAAATGGAGTTCCTCCTGAGGATTGAGCAAATGAAGTTTGAGGTATAGATAAACCTTGATCGCCAGCCAATTGTGATAAACCATAAGTTGCAGCAATACCAGCAAGAGCAGCGGAAGCCAATCCAACAGATGTTCCTCCGGTTGCAAATGCGGTAGCAATAGCAGCACCAGCAGCAGCAGTCCTCAAGGCTTTCATCGCCGAAACTAATGTAAGGATTGCAGTAACAAAAGCAGCAATTTTATTGGCAACAAATACAGTTGCAATAATTCCAGCAAGAATAATTAATTCATCTTTAATGCTTATAATAAATTTCAAAGTATCTTTTAATTGCTGACCAAATTTGTATGCTCCTTGCGTTGCATCAGTAATGCCAGCGGTAACGCTTCTCTCACCAGTCAAACCAGCAGCCAAAGCCTGAACATTAGGAACAACTACTGCCAGCAAATAATCAGCAAATTGTTTCATGATTGGAAGTAAAGCATTCCCAATTTGTTCTTTGGTTTCAGAGAATGCAATCTCTAATTGCCTCATCTTAAATTCTGCGTTAGTTGCCTCATTTTCAATAAAGCCTTTATAAGTTCCTTTAAGCATCTGCATGATTTCCTCATGAGATTTGGTCTTGAGGGTAGCGGCATCAATACCTAAACCAAGTTTGCCAAGAGCTGTATTTTGTCCATCAAAACTCTTGCCCAAAGCATTTGTTATTACCTCAAGTGGCTTACCGGTGGCAGTTGCAATTTCTTGAGATAAAGCCAAAAGATCTTGAGCCTTTGCAACATCATTTGTTGATCGAATTAATCGAGCAAATGCAGGTCTTAAAACATCATCGGTAGTTGCAGTAGCAATTGATTGCTTTGTGATGTAAGTATCGATTGATTTGATCTGATCGTCTGTTGCCTTTGTATTGGCTCTGATTGTTTGTTCTAAAGACTTTCGAGCCTTCTCATCCTCGGCTGCTGCCTTTACAGCTGATACTGCAAATGCTGTGGCTGCTGCTCCAACGGCTGCAAATGCCAATGCTGCTTTTTTGCCAAAGTCGGAGATTTGATCGGCAGATTTATTGACTACCTTATTGGCGTCATCTAAGCCTTTTTTTAAGCCATCAATATCAGCTGCTAAGGCAAGCGTTAATGTTCTACTATTACTTGCCATCAGAGAATTCCTTCTTTATATCTAGAATGATTTCCTCAAACTCTTTAATAATTGTAGGTTGTAAATGTCTAATGGTTGGATAAATAAACCAACCTCTTGAACCCGGCCCTTTAGGCATCGGCCCTGACCATCTTGGGAATTGTGGATATTTACCTGAACCAAATTCTGATGCTGCACCAATACCTTTACGATTACCTTTAGGATCATTGCGAGTATTGAATTGAGTTGTTGCACCACCTGAAAATCTTTGTGAAGCAAATCCAAATGAGATCTCGCCAAGTAATGAGGATTTCTTTACCTTACCGCCTTGAGCAACACGATCAGAAACTTTGCCTCTTGATTTAGCAACATTGCGAATTTCATTTAATTCTCTTTGTGCTAATTCGCCAACTCTGCGCTTAGTTTCCTCAACAGCAATATCGCTCATGCTTTTAATTACTCTAGCAAATGAAGCAAGTTCTCTTTTGTCATAAACTATTAGAGGTTCGGTGCTAGTTGCCATTCCGTTTCTCCAATATCTCGATCGCTGTTAAAATGTCCTCGGCTTCAACCCATTCGCTCATTGGTATTTGTGTGGCTATTGCCAACTCAACCAATAGTCTGCTTAGGCTTCCTGCTTTGTGGCTTTTGGGTTTTCACCATCACCAACAATCACATCGGCTATTGTTTCCATCCAAGTATCCATTGGTTTGATTGGTTTGCTTCCGGCAACTTCACGCTTATGAGCATGATAAGCCAAAAACATAAGATCCCAAACACCCAACTTCTCAGCTGCTTGACCAATGGTATGTCCTGTCTGCTTTTCCCATTTTGCCCACTCAGGCGGTTGGGCTACATAAGTAACTTGTTCGCCTGAGCTGTATTCAATTGTGATTGGTAGTTTCATTTTGCTCCCGTTGTTAGATCTTAACTAAATGTTTCAGTTACTGCGCCACCTGTAACTAAAAATTCATAAGTAACTGTTTGTGCATCCATTCCTGATCCACCAACTGTTGGGTAACTTGGCTTAATTGGAAATGAAAATGATGCGCCTGTTGCACTTACTAATGTAATTGTAATGTCTGTATCTGGTGCGGTATCGCATGCAGTCCAAAGTGCCTCACATACGGAACTTGTCTTGCCCCAATCGGCTAACATTTCAAGTGCAAATGTAGCTGATACATTTGTGGTTTTGTAAGCCTCGCCATCAAGTGTTTGATAGGTCTGTCGCTCTAAAACCTTTGTCAAAATTGCGCTAGTCGCTTGCGCTTCGATGTCTGTTCCACCTGTGAAAGACAACGAAATATCGCGACCGGTTATTACTGTGGTTGCCATGATTTCTCCTTATGCGGTTTGTGTGTAGTAGGTAGAAACTCGAACATCTGCAATTAGCAGCGTGCTTGCTCCAACTTGTGTAACAGTAGGTCTTTCTACTGAACTGACAACATATCCTGTTGGGATAACTGCCAGAACGCTCATTATTAGTTGCTCGATATTATCCAATGAAGCAGGATTGCTATTGTAAGCAACGGCAACTGAGATTGTGTAATTGAGTTTTGCGTGAATAGTAGATTTGTTAATTGTTTCTAATTCAATGTATGGGCTATCCGGCACAACAACGACAGCTGGTGGAATAACAGTTTCAGGCACAAATGAATAAATGTTTCCTGCAACACCAGCAAGAGCTGTGGCTAAAGGTGTGCGAATTTGTGAAAGAATTGTTGATGCTGGCATTTATTGACACATGCCTTCGGGATCTATGTAAGAACCTAACAGGCCTACGCATTTATTGTAAAGCGATCTCCCCATGCGAAACGGAGTTGCAGTAAAATCTACTCCTTCGATTTGTCCTCCACCGGCAAGTCTTGCTTGGAAAACTTCGACTGAAACTGTATAGACGGCTGATTGAACAGCTGCATTTCCAACATAAGTTGATCCGCCAGAAAGGGCAGCAACTCCGGATGGGATGACATTAGCCTCGAGTATGTCGGCATTAGTGATCGATTGCGAAAAGGTATATTGTCCAAGATTATCTGCCAGCACAACTCTTGTTCCGTTGTAAGGTGTTCCGCATCCTGTGATGACAACTGATTGTCCTTCGGTAAATTCATGAATTCCTAATGTAGTAAATGTAGCAACATTGGCTGACAATGAAGTCGCTTGAATTGGACTTTTGAATGTTGTGAGCATTGGCAGAATAACTGTTTCTGCTGTGTCAATAATTTGATTTAGATAAGTGTCGTCATACAAGGCAGATGACACACCAAGCACAGATCGCAACTGTGAGGCTGTAATTATGGTTGGCATGTCATCTCCTTAGGTTCTCCCTAGAGCAACTGCCTGAGATCGGGAGCAACCTCAGGCATGAATTTACTTACTTATTAGGTAAGGTTAAAGCGACGAACTCCACCGGCAACAAGTGTCTTAACAGCCAAATAGCCGTAAAGCATTGTTTCGATTTCGCCAGTTGAAACAACATTCGTTGAAAGTTGTAGAACTGGGCTTTCCATGATTGCAACAGATGATGGAACAACAATGAATGCGCTCTCATCAATTGAAGTTGAAACTGCTTTGTTTGAAACATATAGGTCAAGACCCATTACATTTCCACGAAGTGATAATGGTGAAACTGCGCCAGCAGCATTTTGTGGATTAACAGCTGAGAATACTGGTCGCTTTGAAGAATCTTGCGCTCCAATTAATAATCCCCATTGTGAAGTTCCAGCAATGTAGCGTGTTGCTAACTCACCAGTTGCAAGATATGCAGCAGGTGTTTCAGTCTTTACGAATGCAACAATTCCATCAAGATCAGCAGAAGTTGCAGTTCCGGCTGTTCCGCCAGCAGTTAACTCTGCAATTACTGCAGCTTCAGTTGCTTGAGCATAAACTCGGCGCATGTTTTCAAGCATCGCCTGATAAAAGCTGGGATCCGCTCTATCAAGAATCTCAACGCTGTAGCGTTGCAAACCCTTGTAAGCCTTGACTGTTGCATCAACATAAGATGAAACAATTCCGGTTTCGGATGGTGCAACACCCTCACCCTTTTCCTCAACGCTTCCTGAGGTTGTAATCTTTGGAAAACTTACAGTCATTCCTGCGTTTGGCAGTCTGCGTGTGCCGATTGCATCAATTGCACCTCGAGCACCGATTTGTGTATCAACTACCTGTGAAACATATTGAATTGGCTTGAATGCTGGGTTAGTTGAAAAACTGTCATCAGCTGCTGTAAGGATTTTTGCATCCTCAGCCTTTGCGTGTGCTACCCATTCAGCAGAATCACGATTTCCAAGTGATGCTTTGATTGAGTGCTCTAAGAATCGAGCCTGTGTGTTAATTGGTGAGCGTGGCTTTGTATAAGCAACTGGTTGTGTTGCTTGAATTGCCACAGGCTCAGACTTTGCTGCTTCTACCGCTTCGGTGGCGATAGGAGCTGTTTGTGTGTCAGACAATTTGTCCTCCTGTGTTTTTGTTTGCTCCTCAGCGGTTGCTTCGGAATTCTCTGATGTTTCACTAGCTGCTATTTCCTCAACTCGTGCGCTGTTAATGGCGGGTTCAGCAACAAGGCTAACTTCCATGAGCCTAGATGCTTTAACAGTCATTACTCCTTTGTTGGCATCAAAATCATCAACAACTACGCCAACGCTAAATCCATCACGCAATCCTTCGGCTGCCTCAAGGATGCTGTCATCTCCGGCAATTGTTCCTGCAATCTTAAATGTTGCTTGAATGCCTTTGTCGTCAGCTGTAATGTCAATTAGTTTGCCAATAGGTCGAGTGCGGTCGTGCTCTAGTAATAATTTGACAGGCTTTGAAAAGTCAATACTGCCTTCCTTAAATACTGTTGCGCCAGCACTTGTCATGCCTTTTTCATTCCATGACACGATCGTGCCAGAAATTGTTCGTTTCCGACTATCGGCTGCAGTTAGTGTTATTGGGAAATTGATCTGTAATTTTTTACTCATCGGATCAAGTCCTCCTCCTCTTGTATTTGCTCAACGCTCATTGCGCCAATGCGGTTTAGGATTTCATAGACTTGCGCACGCTCTAATGCAGATCCACGCAAGAAATCGTCAATGTCAAATCTGACCTCAACACCATTTGGCACAAAATCAGCCATTGAAAGTCTTTGCTCAATTGCAGTCAATACTGGTCGCAAAGAAAAATCAATCAATGCTTTTCTTTCGGCTGTCATGTTTGAATAAGTCATTGAAGTAGTTTCAGCAGACACAAAACTTGCCGGAATACCAACCGCACGAGAACATTCCAAAGCCAAATATTGGCGTGCTTCATTTAATTGTAATTTAGCGGGATCAAAACCCAATGCTTGTAATTCAACATCAGCATTCAAAAATGCAGTTGATCTAGTTGCTCTACTTGCTTTCCAACTTTCAAGCAATCTTGTAATTCGCTCAGGAGTAAGATTTGTGCCATTTGACTTTAACACCATTGTTGGAACTGGCTCTTTGGCATACATCTCAGCTGCTTTTTCTAATTCTTGTGCTGCTCTTATTGTGCGACCGGCTCTATTTAATACGCCTTCATCTAATCCGCTAAATACAACTAAACTGCCCGTTCCATGTAAAGGCAATTCCTCACCATCAATTTTGTAAAACAAAATTTCCGTTTGATTGTAATTCAATTGATAGGTAATTCTATCTGGTGAAATTCTTGTCCATGCTCGCACTCTTGCGCCATCGCTGTCGGAATAACTATCTAAAACCTGACCATAAGCAAAACCATGAAATAATAAATCCTCAGCGATCCAAGCATAAGTTGCAGACCCTGGAATTCTTGCATCTGGTTGCATTAAAACTCTTGTTGGTCGAATATGCTCTTTTGTAAAATGATTATAAGTTTCAATTGGCAATGATCCAACAGTTGAACAAATTATGTTTCTTGCTCTTGCAACAGCAGGAACTGACATTGCTTGCTCACGAGTTGCAGATTGTGTTCCAAAGAATATGCCGCCAACAGCAGCTTGCAAATTGTAAGGCGCATAAGATGCAGCCACATCGGTTGTTGCCGTAATTGTTGGTTTTGTATTAAAACGATCAAATAATCCCATTAGCACATAATATACCATAAATGCAATTTATCCGACTTGTATATCAATTTCCGTTTCTACTTGTGTCGCAAAATAGGAAACCAATGCTGTGGCAACGCTGGCACAAACGGCTACCCTGCTCGCTCTCCTACCAATAATCCATGAACCATCTCCGTAGGGCAATTTAGCAGCTGATAATGTTTGTTGAGTTAATTCCTCTTGCCCTGAATGTTGCAACCTATGAGAATTTATTGCCCCGAGCCATCGGTCGCACGATTCTGCGTAAATAGCTCCATCCATATCAGTTACTTGTATTCCAGCAGGAACTAATCTTGAAGCAACTGCCTGACTTGTTCTTTTGCTAAAAGCCACAGTTTGTGTGTTGTATTTTCTGACATAAGGCGCAATATCATTTGCAACTGCTAAATCATTTAAGCTGTAATCATTTGACCAAGTGTGAAGCAATTGCACATAAAATCTTTCTCCAGACATTCGCTGGGCAGCCACTAACGCCCCAAATTTTCTATCCGGCGACAAATCCAACCCAAGCCAAGTAGGTTGTTCAGGATCTAGTGGTATTGGATCAATTTGACACATTGCCCATTTTTGCGGATCAATAGCTGAATTTATTGTATCCACCCATTGTGTAAGGAGTTCGGTTCGCACAATATCAGGAGGATCATTTATTGCAGCCAAGATATTATCTGGATGAATTGTTATTCCCAATGATGGGTTGGCTTGAGCAAATGCTGACCAATTGACATCGCCTGACGGAAGGTGGATCGGCGCATCTGGTTCGGCACTCCACTCAAACCACCCAATCGGATCGTTGGTTGTAGCTGATGCCAACGCCCTCTCACGCAATTTGTTTAGAATAACTGAATGTTGATCTCCTGCTGAAGAATAGACCCATACCTGCGGATTTTTAGCACTCATCATTGAATAACGCATTGATGACCAAGCATCCTCATCCTTATATTCACGCAACTCATCCATATGTATGGATTCGGGTTTGCTCAACCCTCTCGCAGCATTGTTAGCAGCCTTTACAACGAACCGCCTATTTCCAAACAATTCAATTTCTTCTGCACCATGTTGCCATCGGATTTTCTTTACTTCTTTTTCAAGTTCCGGATGTTGTTCAATTAGTGCAACAATCTGTCTAAATGTTTCAAGTGATGTAGTCAATCTATGAGCTGATGCAAGTTGCAATCCCTCGCCCCATACAAACATGCCGGTCAGGATTCGAAGCATCATCAAGGTGCTCTTTCCATTCTGGCGACTAAGACACAATCCCACTTCGGCGGTAGCCCAACGATTATCCTCTTTTACTTTATGAGCATGAATTGCAACAAACTTTTGCCAATCCATCAGCTGTATGCCAACCTGATCTGCAAAGTCAATCATTTCCTGACCTTTAGACGGCAAATCATTGAGTTTGGAGTGAATACGAGGAGTTTGCACACCTCCTAATCCTGAATAGGTCGGATCACTTAGGATCTCTCCCGTTTGTAAATTGATCAAAGCGATTCAGTCTGATCGTGAGCGATCGAGGTGTTTTGTGGGTTAGAAAAGGAACG